TGGGTCATTAACGTTTAGTGCACCTATATACATTTCGCCTCCGGTTAAAGTTAAAAAACTTGGTGTTATAACGAATATTATAATGAGTATCTTTAACGAAGATAAAGGTACTATTGACCTTGGTGCTTCAATGCCTGAACTTAAACGTTACAATGATGAATTTGCTGAAGGTGTATTTCAAGAAGATAAAGACGGAACTACTACACGTAAGGATAGTGCAGGAATTGCCGTTACAGCATACAACGATTATGATGTACTTGTGTTAGGTAATACTGCACAACTTATACACAGAGGCATTGTTGGCAATACTAACTGGAATGGATTCTTTGAAGCGTTACCAGGTACATTTAGATCAGGACTAAGCCAAATACAATTAACAAGGGCAGACGTTAATCAAAGTGTTAATGGAACTGTAGCAGTTAATCCAACTGACGAATCAACGTTAACTATTAATTGGGACGAAGATACTATTCCAAGTGATATGGTTATTACTGGATCAACTGGTGATAGAAATAAAATAGATTATATTATTGATCCTCTTAACTTTAATCCAACTACTATTAAATCAGTTAATGGGGTTAGGGTATTATTATTAGGTCCTATTGGTAGTGCAACAAACACTGATGGTGCTGATGCTTGGAAAAACAATAATGGCACAGACTTTGTAGCAGGTGAAAATGACATTATTGAATGGACTGGTACAGCATGGTCAATACTATTTGATTCAAGTACACAAACAGATATTAAATTTACAACCAATCTAAATACAGGTATCCAATACAAATGGACTGGCTCAGAATGGGTCAAATCCATTGAAGGCGAATACCGGAATGGAGCGTGGCGCATACAATTTTAAATAATTACTTGTATGAGCGACAAAATCAATTGCAGTGGTGCATTATTTTATGCATTATCAACAAAACGTTTTCTATTTTTACATAGAACTCAAAGCAAACAAAACAATGTTTGGGGACTTGTAGGCGGCCGAGGTGCTGTTGACGAATCACCTATTGATGCGTTACATCGAGAAATTCAAGAAGAAATTGGTAATACACCAAACTCTGTTAAAACTATCCCTTTAGAAACCTTTGTCAGTACTGACGAAAAGTTTAACTTCCATACATATCTTATAGTTGTTAAGGACGAATTCTTACCAACATTGAACAGTGAACATGATGGCTATGCATGGGCAAGTTTTAGCAAATATCCAAAACCTTTACATCAAGGGTTAAGGAACACACTACAAAACAAAACTAATATCACAAAGTTACAAACAGTGTTTGAATTGATCGATATATTAGAGAGTTAACATGGTAAAAGTTTACGGCGACATAATGCTGGACAGTTGGATTATTGGTAAAGCCAGTAGAATTAGTCCTGAAGCACCTGTACCAGTATTAAAAGAAATTGAAAAGAAAAACAGCATAGGCGGTGCGGCTAATCTTGCACTTAATCTTAGTAACATTATTGACAATGTTTCTTTGTACGGTGCAGTAGGTATGGACGATGAAGGGTTTGACGTTTTAAGAATACTTGAAAAAACAAATAATATAGATTGTAGCATACAGTCAGATGCAGAAGTTACAACTACTAAAACAAGATTAGTAGGTCAACGTGGACAACACATCATGCGTTGGGATAAAGAGAAAAAATACAAAGGTCAAGCACAAACAAGATTCCTTGAAAGTGTTAACAAAGAAGATATTGTATGTTTAAGTGATTATAACAAAGGTACTATTGGTGTTAATTTAGTAGAACAATTAGTAAACAAAGACTGTAAAGTTTTAGTTGATCCTAAACAAGGACCAGATGTGTACAAAGGAGCATTTCTTGTAAAGCCAAACATGAAAGAATACAAAGCATGGTTTGGAAAGTTTAAAAAAGAAACTGCACTTATAAAATTAAAAGAGTATGGGTGGAAATACCTTATAGTAACTGATGGTGCAAATGGAGTACATGTTTTAAGTAACGAATTATACTACCAACACTATCAAGAACCTGTAAGAGAAGTTGCAGATGTAACTGGTGCTGGTGATACTGTACTTGCTGTTATTGCTTATGGTATCGAGAGAGGCATGGATGTGTTTGCCGCATGTAAGTTAGCCTGTTATGCTGGTGCAAGATCAGTAGAACATAGAGGTGTGTATGCAATACAACCTGAAGACTTAAAAAGACAAATAGTATGGACTAATGGTGTATTTGATATACTGCATGAAGGACATTTTAGACTATTAAGACATGCGAAATCCAAGGGTAGAAAACTTGTTGTAGGTATTAATAGTGATGCAAGTACAAAAAGACTCAAAGGTGAAGACAGGCCTATTAACAACCAACTACAGCGTAAAATGAATCTTGAACTTTTACCATGGATTGACGAAGTTGTTATCTTTGATGAAGATACTCCTATTAATTCCATTGAAAGATTTCAACCAGACTTAATAGTTAAAGGTGGCGATTATACTGTTGACACTGTTGTAGGTCATGAACTTGCAGAAGTTGACATTTTTCCAACAGTAAAAGATCAATCAACAACAAACATTATAGAGAAGATGAAGATATGAAAATTTTAATTACAGGTTACCAAGGATTTATTGGTTCAAATGTAGCATCATATCTAAAAGCAAAAGGACACGATGTAGAAGGCTTCCCTTGGGAACTACACAGGTACCCAGATGTTCAACGGTATGATAGAATTATACACTTAGGTGCAATTTCAAGTACAACTGAACGTGATGTTGAAAAGATTATGCAACACAACTTTGAATACACAATGAAGTTAATTGAAATTTGTGACATGATGGGTACTTCTTTACAATATGCAAGTTCGGCAAGCGTATATGGAGAACAAACACACTTTAGAGAAGACTTAGAATTAGATCCTCGTAGTCCGTATGCTTGGACAAAGTATCTTATTGATAGATTTATAACACAACACTTAGATGATTTTAGAATCACTATACAAGGCTTTAGATATTTCAATGTTTATGGTCACGGAGAAGAACACAAAGGCGATATGATGAGCCCTGTTAGTAAATTTACTAAACAAGCCAAAGACACAGGTGTTATAAAAGTGTTTGAAAACAGTGATAAGTTTAAACGTGATTTTATCAGTGTTGAAGATGTTGCAGTGATGCATGAAAAAATGCTTGATGTTGATAAAAGTGGTATTTGGAACATTGGTACAGGAGTTCCTACTTCATTTTTACAAGTTGCACAAGTTATTGCAAACAAGTATGGTGCAAAGATTGAAGAAATACCAATGCCGGATAACATTAAGGCACAATATCAAAAATATACGTGTGCTGACACTGACAAATTAAAAGAAACTATTGAGCATAAGTGCTTTAGTGTAGGAGAATGGGTAAATGGCCAATCAAACTGATTGTAAAGTTGAATGGTGGAGCGTTGTTCCTGGACTTACTAAAGTCGAACCAATCAAAGATGCAACAAAGTTCATGCCTGAATGGTTCAAACATGCACCTAAGTACTTAACTGAGGACTTTGCAGACAAAGGCACTATCAAGAACTGTCCTGGATTTATAGATTTATACAAAAATGCGTATGTTGTACCTATGTGGTGCGACTTTCACATCAAGGCGGACAATAAAAACTTTGCATGGCACTCGAGTAATGAAAACTTTACTATGAGCCTGCACACTGACAAGCAATTTTTAGAACATGCACCACAAAATGCCAAAGATGACTTTGTATGTGTTGCAAAAACTGATTGTCCTTGGCGTGTGCGTACCAGTCCTGGTTGGGCAATGATGCAATTACCAATGTTTTATGATTTTAATGAAAATTTTACATGTATGCCTGGTGTAACACACACTGAATGGAGTCATCAGATTAACCAGCAACTGTTAATCAAGAAAGAAGGTGAATTTTTACTGGAAAAAGGTACACCATTAGCAATGTACGTACCAATAAAGATTGCAAACCTTGAAACTACGGTGCAAGATGAAGATCAAGAGAAGTATCGTGCAAGTTTTGTGAGTAATTTAATATTTCAAAGTAAGTTTAAGGGTGCTTACAAGAAATTCAAAGAAGTATGGAGTAAAAAATGAGTAGACTTGAAGGTAAAGTAGAAAAAGGTTGGGGATATGAATTAATATGGGCAACCAATGACAAGTATTGTGGCAAACTTATGGTATTTGAAAAAGCAGGAGCAAAATTCTCCATGCATTTCCATAAAGAGAAGGACGAAACATGGTTTGTTAATTCAGGCCGGTTTGAAGTTAAGTGGATTGACACTAAAGATGCTATGCTTTACAGTAAAGAACTAACTCCTGGAGATACTTGGCACAATCCTCCATTACAACCACACCAATTAACCTGCCTTGAAGCCAATAGTAGTATTAGTGAAGTGAGTACTGCTGATTCAGTGGAAGATAACTATCGTATTATACCTGGTGATAGTCAAAAAGACGTAATTAAGAAAAACTCTCCGCCACCCACAATGCCTTAGGCTTGTGCTTCCGACCATCTCAATACAACATTACTGTTTATAGCCGCTCCTGACGTTTTAAACACGTTAATTGCTAACACGTCTGGACCATTTGGAAAAGTACCTCTACCACCAAGTGTAGTATTAGTTAATTCTTTAATAAATGATAAATCCAATGTTGATCTTTCTCCTGGTTGTGCAATGAATGAGAAGATCGTTTCACCTGGCTGTGCATATGGAGGATTTACAAATTCAAACTCAATAGTAGTAGTACCTGCGGTGATTGCAGTTCCATCTGATGGTTGGTTAAATACCACATCATAATATTCTGTTCCACCGTAACTCTTTAATTGAACTGTAGAAACCTGTGTTCCCGCTGGAAACCTGCTATCACTTACAGTAGTACCTTCAACAACTTCAGCACTTTCGTAAGCCGCCTTTTGGAAGTAAATGTTGTTAGTAGGTGCACCTTTAAATGTTTTTGTAATTGTTAAAGGAACGTTTACATTAAATACATCCTGTGTAGGATTTGAACTTGTAAAGATAAGTCTTACATTTCCTTGTGATCTGGTTCCGTATGTATATGTTGACACACTTGTAATTGTAGTACCTGCAGGATAGTAGTTACCTGAATCACTTTGTACTTCAGCGCCAACTTCAAATAATGCCGCGTTTGACTGATAAAAACTATCTAAAACCCAAAAGTAATTTCTGTTATTATCAAGTGCGTTATCCCAGTTTCTGTTAGAACTTGTATATCCTCTATCAATTGCTGTACATGAAGCAGTCATAGCCGCTTGGGTAGTTACCGCAGTAGTTGTCGGAATATCACCCGAGTTCCAGTTAGTAGAACCACCTGGTGCAATCTGTGCGAAACTTGGTTGTCCACCCTGTGCCAGTCCTGATAATCCTTGCCAACCAATATCGTTAGGGTTAAGTGGATAGTTTTGTGGGTTAAGTACACCTTCAATAACAATACCACCTGTATCTGCCGCCGCTGGTTGATCTGTTGTAATTTCAAGACCTTCAAGTAGCAACTGTGCTCTGTTTAGAAGTTCACGTTCTCCTAAATCGCCAACAAGTGCATTACTTACACTTGGTGCAAGTCTTAATAGGAATGATGTTGCTCTTGTTGTACTAATCTGAACTCCTGTAGATTTGTATGAGAACAAGTAACCACGATCTGAATCAAAGCCGCCATCTGTAATAAACGCCGAACCCCAGTGTGATATAACCGGTGATATAGTATTACTAATTAGAACAACTCCTGTATTTCTTGCGTGTGTTTCTGCTGGACCGCCTGAGTATGTTCTTGTTGCACCAGCCGCAAAGTTAGTCATTGGCGAACTTCTTGTACAACCTGTTAAATTTTTACCATCAATACCTGTAAAACGTATCATTTCAGCATCAATGTAAACTGTTCCACCTTCGGGTGGAAAGAATGAAGCATCTTGTAGTGGTATAATTTGTTGTGAATTTGTAATATCACTTGCTAATTTGCCACTTGGACCTTCGTTAATAATTTCATAACGTACTGGCATATTACCTGTACGCATAAATGCTTCTGTGTTAACGTTTGAATTTCTCATTCTGTGACCAAACACAAAATTACCATCTGCTCCTCTAAGCATATAGTCAATAAATCCAGCACCATACCATGAATACTGTATACCTACCATCTGCATCTTACTGATGTCAATGTTGTATCCACTTGGTCCTGTGCCGTCCATTCTATCTCGGTTAAAATCTTTCTGTTCTGTCTTTTTATCTTTAACTAAACATAATTTACTTGATCTTACATCAGTAACACCTCTAAAGTCTGGTGTTAGATACATTGTTGTGTTGTCAACAACTTGTGATACAACGTGTGTCATACCTTTTAACACAATTCTATCACCTGCTTTTAATTGTTCTCTAAATCTTGTTCCTATACCTGTACATGTGTTTGAGTCAATATCAATATCAACAACTCCTGCTAACTGTAAAGTAGCAGTTCTTTGTACTGCACTAAATTGTGTACCATCATATTCAAAGAAAATACCGTTCTGATCGTCAAACGCTCCTGAACGTACAGTTGCACCATGGAACGTTACAACTGAAACTTGGCATTCTGACGTTAATTCAGGAGTAGTTGAACCTAATGCTGTTTGAGCAACAACTTCAAATGTATTTTCATCGTTAATATCTGTAACTGTATATTTGCCATTATAGCCTACAGTTTTTACTCCAATAAGTCTAACTATTCCACCAACTTGTAATCCGTGTTCTGTTTCATCTGTAGTTACTGTAATAATTGAACCAACTGCTGTTGCCGCCGCTGTAATATCAAGAATATTATAACTTGGAGCAAACAATGCACCAGTGGTATACATAATACCTTTACCTGACTGATATCTAATATATTTTTTACTCTGTCTAATTGCTTGAGCACCGTGTTGCGGTCCACCTGTTCCTAACTGCACACCACCATCATATGGTCTGTGAATAAAGAACGAATCCGGTCTTGGGTAAACGTTACCAGTGACTTGTTGATCTGTTACGTTAATTGTACCAGGTGCTCTACACTGATAATCAATTTGGGTTAAACTTGGAACTGCTGTTGCACTAAACGGTCCTGCCGCTAAATTATGATTGTTTGTACCGTCATCTGACGATATTGTTACAGCAAAACTATCTCCTGGAACAAGTCCATGTGGTGTTAAGAATGTAATCCTAATACTTGCTAATGCACTGTAAGTAACAACAACGCCACCTGCAATAGGTGCTGTTGTTTCTTCTGACATTGTGACAGAACTGTAAGTATTTAATGTTTCACCTGCAACTGCTGTACCACTAACATTAACACCAACAAAATCACCTTCTGTTGATTCTTGTGTACAACGTAATGTTAAATCGTTTGTAGGAGTAGCACCACCAAGTTGATCACCTGGAATAATAATTCTATTACCTACCTCATAACTTGAACCATCATCGGTTGCAACAACAAGACTGTATGCGCCGCCACTTCTTGTAACTGTAAAGATTGCTCCCGACCCTGAATTATTTTCGTTATTACCTTGGATTGCTGTTACACTGCCACTTCCTGTAGCACCTGTACCAGTAAATGTAACTGCTGTAATACCGCCGCCTGAATCGACTCCTGTTACTGTAATTACTAAATCGTTTGTAGGAGTAGCACCACTTAAATTTGTTCCTAAAATTGTAATTTCTTGATCAATACCGTAATTAAATCCTGCACTATCAATAGTAACTGTGTAGTTTCCTCCTGATAGTCCAACTTGAAACTGTACACCGTTACCAACAATTCTTGAAATAGTAGTTACGTTTGGATAATCTTTAGTATTAACTGCTGTACCTGAAGTTGATGTTCCAGTAATAGTACCATTAACGTCAACTGTTGAAATTGTAATTGTTAAATTGTTTACACCGTCAGTACCACCTAAGTCTGAACCAAGTATTACAAATGATTCTGACGCCAAGTAACCAGTACCACCGTTAGTAACGTTAATTGAGTAAACTGTACCAATTCTTTGTATGTTAAACGAAGCATCAACACCGTTTGCTGTTGAGGCTGTCATTGGAGGTGAACTATAACTTACGTCTGCGTCAACTGCTGTACCTGTTGTAGTTACAGAAGTAATTGAACCTCCAGCACCAATTCCAGACACTGTCATAATTGCGTCGTTTGTGCTATCAGCACCGCCTAAGTCGAAACCACTAATTTTAATTTTATCACCAACTGTATAACCTGTTGATGTATCTGGTGACGCCATTGAAACTGTATAAGCGTTGTTAGTGTATGTTACATCAAAGTTACCATCACTACCAATTCCGCCTGCTAAATTACCTTCTTGTCCAAAGAATGTACCATTACCATCAAACCCTGTACCTGATTCTGTAAATGTTAATACTTCTCCGAGAGCGTCAACAGTATCAATAAGCAGTGTTAAGTCGTTAGTTCCGTCACTACCGCCAAGTTGTTGTCCGCCAATTTTAATTCTATCACCAACTTTATAATCTTGTCCGCCTGCGTTTAATACAGTTGCATATGTACCATTTGTTCTTGTAACATCAAAACTTGCACCGTTACCAATTGAACTATCATTATTACCAGTTACACCTACATAGTTTACTGTGTTACCAACAAGTATTCTTGTTGTTGCTTCTGATATTGTTAAATCATTACCTGCAACGTTTGTTACGAAAGTTGCTGTACCATCTCCTCTATCAAGACCAGCGCCAATTTCAACTGATGAAGAATCTTCAACTGTAATTGTTGTTGAGCCTTGTGCTATATCTGATGTTAATACAGGTGTATCAATAATTGTACCTGTTCCAGTTACACCAGTAACCTGAGAACCTAATGGTATGCCGCCACCTACTGCAACAAGAGGAGCACCAAGTGCCGGTACTGCACCAGTAAATGTAAGTCTGTCTGCGCCAGTTGCCGATCCTAATGGTAAACTAAATGAACCACTTGCACCTTGTGTAGTAACAGCATATGATGGTGTGTCACCTTGAATAGTTGCCCCTGTGTAGAATGCCGCTTGTCTTAAAATTGTATAGAATGTTACAAGTGCTGTACCTGGTGTTACACCAACTTTAGCCTTTGCGTAATATGTAAAATTTCTACTGTCTATAACCGTGTTAACAATAAATGTACCTTCAGCACGACCGTTACCTTTAACTGATCCATCAAGACCTCTAATAGTAATTGGATTTCCTGCTAAAACTCCATGTGGTGAAACTGTCGATACAGTAATTAATGATTGACCTACACCACTACTGCCTGATGATGCATCAGTAGATACTGCACTAACACCAGTGTCTGTTCCTGGTACTTCGTATGTTGATGGATAACCACGCATTGTACCAATTGCCTGCCACTTGGTAGGCTGTAGTCCGTACTCAAAGTCAGCATCAAGCATGGATACTGAGTTTGCAACTCTGTGTCTTTCAATAGCGTCAGTACCAAAATCATATGGTCTAACTTTTAAGTCACCCTGATCAATAAAAATTTGTAATGTATCTGTATCTGACCATACTGTAGGTTTATCCTCTGCTGGAAGATCTCCTAATCCGTTAGTAATAACATCAGTAATAATTTTTACTAATTCAGTTACTCTACCTGATGTTCCTGCTTCAGCAGTATTACCTAAAAAGTATTGTGTAGTTACTACTGGACTTTGTTTTGTTGTGTATCCTACTTTAGTTAAGATGTAGTTGTTAATAAGATCACGCATAAAGTTTTTAGCGGCGATTTCTTGCTCACGTGTTCCATCAATTTGTGGAGTAGGACCTTTCCAATATTTTGCGGCTGTTGATCTTACATTGGCATTACCGCCATATTGCATATCAGCAAGGATAGCATCAATATTAAAAGCAGTATCTCTTTCACACTTGG